TCTTCTTGTGCGGCGACTATCGACAGGTTGATCTGAAGAAGAGGGACGATAAGAGTGGGTTGCTTGAGTTCTTAACCATCCTACGAGCAATGAAGGAGTTTACGGAGATTGAGTTCTCAGTGGATGACATTGTACGTAGCAGTTTGGTTAAGAATTACATTATTGCTAGACTTAACCATGAGGACAACAAGCTATGAGCTTTCATATAAACAGTCGGCTAGGTATTGGATTTGACATTGAACACAACGACACCGTTTGCCATGTGGTAGGAGATGATGAAGGGAGGTTTATAGCTGCCTACGAGGGGTTGATAATTAAACTCCCATTCTTGTCCATCTACATTGGTGAGTTTGCGGAGTTAGACCCAGAAGTCTTGGAAATAGAAGACTAAAAAAAAGCCCCTAGGCATCACTGCTTAGGGGCTTTGTTATTTATTGACCTGACGCTATAGCAGTTGCTTGCGTTACTCTCCTAACCAGTGAGTTAGATAACTCAGGTGAAGCCGTCTTAAAGACCATCTTCATCATGTTATCCATAAACCCTTTTGGCGTAGCTTCGATAAAATCAGCAAACTTATTAGTGTCTAACATAAGATCAGCCACGAAGTTGTCCATTTGCGTTTGGTTTCCTTGTTTGGCATAACGGTAAACAGATTCAACAAGAGTAGCTGTTCTGTCCAACAATCTAAGTTGTGGCGCAAGATCACCCACCTCACCAGTTGGTCTTTCCGTTCTTGACCCTAGCTTTTCAGCTTGTATAGATCGTTTTAAATCTAAGATAATATTATCAGTACGGGCCATTTCATCAGAAGTTAACACACTTTGTATTCTTCCTAATGTCTTCTTACCTGTCGCCTCAGCAATAAAAGCCTCTGATTTGTAGACAGCCTGTGCAAACGCTCCAGCTTGCTCAACATTAAACTTACCTTCACCACCTAATGTATCTACTAAAGCCTGACCCACCTTCATACGGTCTATTTTATCACTATACTTAGAATAGTTACTTAGATACCTAGTCCAACTTGTGTTTCCTGCTGCCCGATTAATAGAAGAATCAATAGCACCCTGAATCTGTTTAGCTGCCGCAGCAATCATCTTTTCATCAGGTGTTATCTGCTTTCCAGTTAACGCATCACGAATAATGTTACCGACATTCTTACGGATAGCATATAAGTCATGACTATCAACTAACCCGTTCTTATCAGTTAACTCACCAACTTGTTTAGACACAGATTGAAGAGCTTCTGGGACACCTTCAGTAGCACGTAAACCTCTAGTTGTTGCTAATGTTGAAATAGTTTGTTGCACGTCACCTGTCTGTAACGGGAAGAAACCTTTCTCACCTAAGCTCTTTAACTGCTCCTTATGAAAAACAACTTCAGCTTTCTTTTGAGCAACTAGATCACCCATCTCTTTGGCTAGTATTCGTTGCTCAGCGGCTCTTTCCATATTAGGAGAGTAACGACCGGGAAACTGTGGCATACCGGGAACAGGTGTCCAGTTATCAGCCCTATTTACAGCTTGCGCTGCCTCTGTCTGAGCTTTACCTTGTGCCTGTACTGCTCCTAGAACACCCTGAGCTTCTGTGCCAGCTTGTCCTTGTTGCATTGGCCTACCCATTGCAGAAGCCTCAGCAGCCTGAATTGCAGGAGCTTGTTCTCCATACACGTTAGCCCTATCAAGAGCATCATCTCTAAACGGTTTAGTAGCTAGTGTACGCTGATTAACAACTTGCTCTTGGGTTAAGCCTCTAGGAGAAGAAATCTCACTTAAAGATCGTAACCTAGCTTGCTCTTGCTCAGCTAAACGAACATTAAAGTCAGGAGCATTTTCTACTTGACCTGCGACCCTGTTTTGTTCTGCAATCAAACCAGTTGCAGATGGTGTATCTGAAACAGCTTGAGAAACTGTAGGTTTAGAACCCTCAACAAATACACCAGCGTTACGAATCTTCTGAATTGTGCTTTCTTTTTCTTTTCCTACTAGTTTAGAAAGGTAGTCACGAATAGCGTTCGTACGGGCATTCTGTGTAAGATTAACATCAGAAATTAGCTCTCCTATTTTACCTAAACCTTTACCAACAACAGGAATAGACCCGCCTAGTAAAGCACCTAGACCCGCTTGAAATGTTTTATCCTGAAAATAACTGCCTTGTGTTGATTCAGATGTAGGGCCAATTAAAGAAAACCCAGTACCAGTAGCAGCCCCTTTAATAGTCTTACCTGCTAATGAAACTCCTTGCAAAGCTTTGGACATTGGAATAAACATAGCACCAACAAATCTAGTTGCTTCTGAAGCATCTCCAAATTTGTTATAAGCATCTACCCATGCGTTAATCTTTTCAGCTGAAGCATCACTTCCTAAAACATTGGTAGCTAGTTGAACAGCACCTACGGGCAAGTCAGTAACAAACCCTTTAACCGCACCTAGTCCGGGTTTAACAAAAGCTTCTTGAAAAGTTGATGTTGATTCTGTTGTAGGCTCAGCCGTGCCAAACAATCTAGCAAACACATTCTCAGGAGATAACTGAACGTTTGCAGGAGCTTCTGGTTGGGGTTTACCAGCCAAACGAGATGTTTCAGCTTGAGACTGATCAGGGGCAAAGGTTGTAGCTTCTCCCGATAAAGCGTTACTAATATCCGCATCAGACATGTTATCGGGGAATTCAACAACCTCCCCTTGAAACTCAATATATTGTGGCATTTAGCCTCCTGTTATTACTTCAAATGTCTTTGTATCTGGGTTATACCGTCTGGTGGCTTTACCACCATTACCACCACCCTTCGGGGCTGTACCTTCTGGAGTCGCTACATCAGTAAAGTATGAACCCACGTTCTGAGCTTGACGGCGACTGTTAACACGAACCTTTGTTTTCTCTCCTGCCGTCTTAGCTGCATCCTGAAACTTTATCAAAGCTTCACGGGTAGCTTTTACGTCATACCTTGCTGAAATTTCAATCAAAGCATTAGCAAAACGAAGAACGTCTCCATCAGTCTGTACACCTCTAGCAGCATCTGTTTTAATGTTAACAGCTTGTCCTATTGACGCTTGCAAATCAGAATAAGCACGACTTTCAGGAGTAGACCTACCCGTAATATTAGCGACTGTGTACAGTGCACGTGTTCCGGCATCCAAACGTAGAGCAATAACACCTTTATTATTAGGTGTTAACGCATTTACTGACCCGTTTAAAACAGTAGTCATAGCATCAAAGTTGTCAATTGACTCTAAATCTTTATCTTCCGATTTTTGCAAACTAGGAGCTAATACACCTGTATTGAGTTTGGCGGCTGCAAGTTCTCGTTTTACAGCAATATTTTCTTTTGCTATATCCATACGAATTTGACCCATCATTGCTGATTGTTGCGCTCGACTTTCTGCACCAATACGGGCTACTTCTTCACGAGTTGCTCCATTCATTGCTGCTGTTTCTAGTCGGTACTGTCCTTGTAGTTTAATTTCCTCTAAACGTGATTGTGCTTTTGCCGCAAACTCATTTTGTTTAAACTGAAGCGCTGCTGCTTTATCTTCTTTACCAGCAACTACTTTAATCATAGATTCTGGGTCTGAACTAAACAAAGCAACTGCTGCATAAAGCTCTTGAGATGTAGCATTAGGGTTCTTAGCCAAAACACCAGCAACAGCTTCTTTGGCTTTTTCTGCGTTTTCAAAGCCTTGCATCTGATAGGATTTTACTTTAGCACCCTGAGCCGCCTCACTCACTTGTAAAGCCTCAGCCGTTAAACCAGAATTTTCAAACTCTTGTGCTACAGCACTCAAAAAAGCTACTCGATCTTTCATGTTTACACCACTAGCTTTAACTCTTTCAAGAGCCTCTCTCTTTTTAATAGCCTTCTCTTCTCTGGGGTCTTTAACACCCGCAACTCGTTGACCTATCTTAGAACCCATGTTACTCATTACGGAGGCAATGAAAGCTTGAGGATTAGTAGTCCGACTCAAGTTCTGGTCAAAAGCCTGTTGTTGTTGTTGACGCTCGTCTTCTGGGTTGTAGCCCCCAGTGAGCATACTGTAAATATCTGTAGCCATTATGTTTCCTTAGTCTTTGTAAAGGGAATTTAAACCTTGGTCTAGCATTCTATTACCTATTGTAGCGCCTAAGTAAGCTGAACCGGGAACACGAGCCTCAGGAGTAGTCATGGTTTTATATTGCAATTGATTACCCTGTAACCCTGTTAACGCTGTTTGTTGACGCTCAAACTGTCCCTGTGCGCCTGTAAGCATTGCTTGAGGTACGCTTAAAGCGCCTTGAGCATATGTATTAGCTGCCCCACCTAAGTTGTTGTAGACATTATTCATACCAGCACCATAGATACTAGCCTGTTGAGCACCTAAGTTTGCCTGAGTTGATCCCATGTCGAAACCACGGTTAAGCTGAGACATACCATATTGTTCAGGTGCTTGACCAGCATTGTACAACCCCTGTGTATATTGCAGTTGGTTGGCTTGTTGTGCTTGACCCATCTGAGTAGCGTTAGCGGCAATCTGGGCATCAGCCTGAGCACGAGCCTGATCACGTTGGAACTGCTCTTGGTTAACATAACCACCTACACCTGCACCAGCGGCCTCAGAGGAGATACCCATTCCAATACGACCTCGGCTAAGCTGTTGGTTGCGTAGGGCAATATCATCTGCTGCTCGCTGAGGCTGTAACAACCCCTGCTGCTGTGTCATGTACGCTTGGGCGGCTGCTTCAGGAGTAGCTGTTAGACCACCTGCTGCTGCCTGTGCTGTGCCATACAAGCTGTCCTGATAAGCTTTCATTTCAGGAGACAGGTTAAACCCTGCGGTTCCTGTATTCTTATCAAAGAAAGTACCACCAGTAGCTGTCTTGATTGAATATGGACGGAAGTTAGCCATGTCCGTCATCTTAGCGGTGTCAGCTAATTGGCTCTGAGCTATACCTGTTTGTACATTACCAACCGAATTAGCAGACCGTTGCTGAGCTTCAGCTAAGGTAATTAAACCAGACTCGTAGTCAGAGAAGGCTTGATCTGCTATAGTACGCTCCATGCCCGTATCTACACGAAGCTGTTCACGTACTCGTTTTTCTTCAGCTAAACGTGCGGCATCTGATGCTGATTGAGCACCTGCGGCTTTACCTGCTGCGTTGCTTGATAACATACCGCCAGCCAAGGTTCCTATCGCACTTATTGGATTGAATGCCATTATACTGTCCTCTTCCACATTTTAACAACCACATAGGGCTGTACATTGGTATTAACACCACCAGTAGCTACAGTGGCTGTTCCTGTTGTTAACACACTTGCGCCTGTCGCTGCTGTCACTGTATGTGTGTGAGTAGATGTTGCTATGTCTTTACTACCACCAGTTTCTTCTATTGTGTTAAACAACGCATCTGAAGCATCTTGACCAACAATAACCTTACCAACACCAAACTCCACCCATGTGCCAAAGCCCAACAAGGTAGCAGGGTTAGTGGTTAGAGTAGAGACGTATAGAGAACCAACAGGGTAAATAGCCTGAATAATGGCAGTCCTGTAAGAAGCTGTGTTTTGCAAAGCAGCATTAACAAAAGCTGTTGTAGCTACTTGTGTTGTCTGTGTGCCTAGTGTAGCTGTAGGTGCTAGTGGAACCCCTGTGAAGTTAGGGCTAATTGTGTTTGACTTGCTGTTTACTGCTGTTTGAATTGAGTTAAATTCATCATCAAACTCAGTGCCTTTAATGATTTTATCTGGATCACTGGGTAGGAGAGCATCCTTCGCAGCAAAGTTCGTAGCCTTGGTATATTGAGCCATTTATTCTGTCCTTCCGCCTTTAATGAAAACATCTATCTTTTGTACTGAGAGTTCTGCGTTGTTAACATCAGATTCAAAGCCTATTTGAATAGTAGAGCCATAACCTCCCACACTACTCCTAATCTTTTCTAACACAATACCTTTTGAAAACTCACTGTAACCTGTAATAGTAAAAGAAGTTTTCCATGTGCTTGTTACATCCGTCCACGCTGAGCCACTCCACTGATAAACATTGTTGTTATCTGTTGTCATGTAGGCATCACCTGTATTAGGCCCGCCGGGTAACGCAGCGTAGTTAGCTACAACACCTTTAAACTCTGAGTAAGTAACAAACTTATCTACATTGTACTCAAAGATTTCTCCAGCTTGCAAAACAAAAGGATATGAACGATAAGCACCAGAGTAATCAGTTGCTACTTTAATAGTGAATTGTTGGTTAGCCCCACCTAAGATGGTAGCGCTAATCTTCTTTAGAATCTTGTTAGTAGTGGGTGAACCAAAATCAAAGTAATGAGAGTAGTAACGAACCCTGTAAGAAGCTGTGTTATCTGTGTAACCTATGTACTTCCCAATGCCGTTGACCTTACCAATTAACACATCTCTATTACGTAAACGCAGGAAAGAAGAAGCCTCGTATTGGTTCCAAACAGTAACACGAGCAGCTCCGTTCTCTAATGCACTTCTCATGTCTAAACAAAAGACAGTGTTAATAGATGGAAAAGAGAGCAGGTAGAAAGCATTGATCTCAGAGTAAACACTGGAGATATTGTCTAGGTTACCTGCTAAGGAAGACTCTGTGTTTAGATCGTCTAACAAGTCATCTCTAACATTAACTGTGAGGTCTCGCATAGGTAAGCTCTTTTCTTGTAAGAGACGGCCTAAGCTACGGATACCTGTGTCAGAGAGGAAAACTAAGTCAGAACCTGTATTCTGTACACTCTTGTGAGCTACACAACCTACACCAACAATAATATCTTGTAGAGCAAAGTTAATAGATATTGGATTGTCAGCACCTGAGTAGATAACAATATGATGGCGACAGAAGATAACTAAGAAGTTATTATGTGCCGCTATGGATATGATGTCATCAGTGTTATCAGGAAGGACTGAGGCTATGTTTAAGGAGCCGCTAGAACCAGCAGTGAAGGCAGGAAAAGCAGTATCTACAATATCAGTAGACCAGTAGACAGCGTTCTTAGTAAACGCCCAGTAACGGCCCCAAGCCCCCATAACACCATTAGGATACGCTGTACCAAAGTTTTGAGCAGTGCCTGTGTATGTTGTTATAGTTTTAACAACAGGGGTTGCTACTGAGTTGTAAATAAGAGGCTCTTGGCCTTCTTGTACTAATATAGAGGTGTCGTTTAAGTTAGCACCACTCCAGTTGTTGCTTGTGATTGTGTAAGCTGCTGGAGTAACATCAGTCAGAACTGCACCAACACCACCAGTAAATATCTTGTTATTTCCAGCAGAGAGAATGTCTAAGGTATCGTCAGCATTAACATGCTCTAACATGAACTTAATAGAATTTCCACCTAGTTCGTTAGAACCTGTGGTAGTCTGCATTGCCCATCCCTTACGTGCACCTAGACGACCATACTTGTCAATAATAACATTATCAGCTACTTCTGCAAAGTTAGGAGACAAGGTAACACCACTCTCTTGGGTGTTTAAACCAAAGAAACCGGGTGTTACAATTGATAGGGCTTCAAGTTGTTTCATACTGGATACCAAATTACTTCTTCAGGATGACGATTAGCGTCCAGAGCAATCTCATCAGCCAAGGCTACCTCAGCAGACCTGTAAGCATTAATACTTTGTTGTCCACCATCTTCACCACGTTCCTCAATAGCCATCGCTGTGGCTAATAGAATAATAGGCCGGGTAGGAATATAGATACGGTCTGAGTCTTGTGTTAACACTTGGTTACGCAAGACTACGTTAAAGCGAGTAATATACACGCCATCAGGGATTGGGTAGACATCAACTAAGGTATCTCCGTCATCACTAACACCGTTAAAGGTGTAATACTGAGGAGCACCTGTAGGTGGGTTTTCCAACATATAAACATTGTTAAACCAGCTAGAAGTTTGATATTGAAGCTCAAGCCTAGAAGTGGCATTCCAAGCGTCTAACACTTCAAAGTTATTACTACTGCCTTGAATCTCGTAGTTAAAAGCACCAGCGGATGTATTACCTGAAAGTGTCTGACGTAAACCACCCCACTTCCAAGCTACCTCAGCTTGACTCTTGGCCTCATTAACAAAGTCACCAATAAGGCGAGCGTAACTATTGGAGTTACCTTCACCTTGAACTGTAGCTACTGTGCTTTCTCGCAGTCTTCGTAAGACACTATTCACTGCTTCAACATATGTCATTGTGTATTCCTTCTGTAGTTATTATACCACACTTTTTATCTTTTGTCAATAGTTTAAACAGCTGCACCACCATAAATACTACTTGGGTTTGAAGGATCTCTGTAATCTCTTTGATTATTATCACCAGAAAAGAAATTATTAAAATCTGTCATACGTACATCTCTTTGGCCCGGAGTTTCATTATCAAAGAACGCAGCCGTCCGTGGGTCTAGTGTGTTACCGTACTCACCACCACCTACTACAGCCCCATTTTGAGCTTGCATAGCAGCTTGTTGTCGAGCCATTGCTTCCCTAGCCATTGCTTCTTTAGCAGCTTGTTCTCCCATTAGGTTTTCTCTTAAAATACCTAAGTCAGCACGAGGAGCACCAAAGTACCCTTGGTTAGTATTCCGTGTATCTTGAACAAGGTTAAAGAGAGAGGCAATATCAGAAGGCATAGGAGATTGATAACCTGTGCTCATCATTCCCGCTGGTTGAGCAGCTTGTGCAGCTAAGGGGTTAAAAGTAGGCACTGGGGAGCTATAAGCGCCCTCAGGAGCTGTTTGTGTCAACGAGCGAGGGTCTAACATGAACTGTTGTTGCTGTGCGTTCCCTAGCTGCCTTATAACACTGTTTATGTCGTTTTGTGCAAAGTTGTTTGTTTGTCCAGCTTCCTGTATGTATTGCTCAGCACCACCTCTCTCTGCTCTTTCGTAAGCATAGGCATCCTGCAACACTTGATCTATGTCTACATCATTAATATCCCCCATTGCACGAGAAGGGCTTGCTTGAGCTAAAGCAGCTGCTGGGGCTGGTGCAGGGTTAGTATATGCTTCAAACGCATCATTAAAAGGTTTAGCTTTAAGATCACGTAGTGCACTGTCTAAGTCAACCTTTTGAGGTGTTGCTAAAAACTGATTAACCTGAGCATCAGTAAACCCAGATGTTTTTCCTGCTAAGCGTATGTAGTCTTCTGCTGACCCACGACCAGCTTGTGAGAATGCAGCAGCATCCCTATATACCTGATCTCTATCTATGTCTGCTAAGTTTGCCATCTTATTCTCCATCAAAAGCTAAAATAGCTTGTTCTTTTCTTAAATCAAAAGAAGCCATGGCATTCATTAAAGAACCAGCTTCTGTTAAAACTTGGAGTGAATCTCCGCTTTGCATTACCATACTATCGCTAAACTGTACATAGTTGTTAGCAGTTAATACATATGCAGTTATAATGTAAATCTTATGGGTAATGTCGTGAGCGTGTTGCCAATAAACACTAACAGTTTTATTGTTACCCTGTCGGTTACTAACAAAAAGCGTACTAACCTCAGCTTTATAACCAGCAGGAACTTTGAACAACTCTGTTAACGTATCAGGTTGTATTACTTTACCTATTGTATGTTTCATTTCTTTTTAGGGGGTTTCTTGTTCTTCATCTTGCGCATGTTACGCACTGGTAGTTCTCTTAACATTAGAATTGTCCTTTCGTGTATATGGCCCAAGCTAAACCTACAATAGCAAAGAGGCCAGTGGATACTAGCACTATTGCTAAGAAAATGTTGAAGACATCAACCATTTTTTGTCTTGCTTTATATCTTCTACGAGCATCAGTCTTAATAGCCTCTTCTCGTTTCCTGCGAGCATCCACTTGAAACTGTAGCCAGTCATCCCATAGTCCGGGCCTGCCTGTATATATCATCAGCTCCCTTAGCTGCTCTTCACTTTGCTTCAATTGTTCTAAAGCAAAGAAGGCTTCACAATCTGAGTCACCCTTGCTAGCCTCCACTGCTATCTTGCTCTTACTATTAAAGAAAGAAAACACTTGTGAACTTGCTGACATAATGTCACCACCGTTACTGATAGTTTCTTTTATAACAGCAAAGGCAGCGTTAGCTATGGCAAGTTCAGCCATCATTAACGTATCGCCCAGTGTGTTAACATCCAAGTTAGGAAGCCACCAGCAATAGAAGCAATAGTCATTCCCATCCAGAAGCCACCTTTAGATTGATTAGCTAACTCAAGAAGACTTTTAATGTCTTTACTCATGTCATCAACTCTGTCCTCTAGTGTTTCTACCTTAGCTAATAATTTACCATATTCAATCGGGTTGATGTGCTCCACTGGTTACTCCGGTTGTGTAGGCCATGTGATTTCGTTGGGGAAGCCCTCCTGTGCGCTTACATCACGCAAGGCTTGGCGGTAGGTAGCCCACTCAGTTGACACCGTTGTGCCACCCTCAAAGGCCTTGATAGCCATCCAGTCACAGGAGGCAATCAAACCATCACGGGTAGCACGGGCGGCAGTAGCGGCCTCTGCATCTTTACGGGCTGTGTACGCTTCTTCCTGTGATACCTTGGTGACTGTAACGCCATCTTCATCTACATAGTCAGCGAACATATCCCGTTCAACCCACGCAAACACCCAGTTGCCCAATGCATCCTGTACGACACCATTGCGACCGACTGACTTATATTCTCCAGATGGGGTGGGCGCAGGAGCCTCTAACACTGGGTCAATGCCTAAGAAGTTACAGATTTCTTCAGTCCAGATTCTTGGCAGGGATGTGTTGGGCATACTCTTGCGAATAGCACCTTGTGATTTAACTTCGCCTGTTGAGCGATTACGATATTCAGACATATATTGATCCTTTAAAAGTCTGTTGAATTAAGAGCCTACATCTGGCCCTGCGGGTGGTGCGTTGTCGGGACTAAAGTTACCACCACCACCTGAGTTAGTCCCTAGATGAAAGTTATTGTTCATGTAAATTAGCGGTTGGTTTTCAGTTGGTATACTTCCATCTTCACCAAGATCAACTGGGTAACCAAGGCCATCAAAGAATTTTAAGCGGGTAGCTTCTTGTGAAAAATTAATGTATTCATCCGTTGCCCAGAAAAATCCGAGGCTTGCAGGGGCATAATCTGCTGAACCGTTTGTCCCTATGATGCTAGTGTCTATGGAAGTAAAATCAAAATCTGATGTTGCTGTAAATGTTCCAGCGCCCTCAGACTTATCTACCCCGTTGATCCAATACTGCCAAGAACCATTTTTTGTGACGGTAAACAAAACGTTAATCCATGTGTTTGCCAAACCACTGATTGAAAGATTGTCCGTATCACAATAATTGTTAAATGGCGTAGTCGCATACATCTTATTGTTGCCAAGGGCGAAAAGAAGATAATTAGCTACACCAATGTCCTTACCAACATAAAAAGGAAAATATGTAGATGTACTTGGAACTTTTACACTAAGCGCAAAAGTAAAACCGCTACCAGCAGATTTAGCGCCGGTTAAAGTCGTGGCTCTAGTTAACGATTGATTAGTGCCGTTAAAACTAACACTCCTGCCGATAAACTCACTAGCCCCCCTCGCACCTGTGAACGGGCCTGAGTTAACTGTGAAGTCTCCACCAGTGCCTAAGTTGTTACCAGCATCATTGCCCATGATAGGTAGTGCAATGAGTGGAGTAACTCCAGTGTCTTCAATAACTTTGCGAACAGAAACTGGTTTATTTAAATCACTGTCCCAAAATGGGTTTGATGTGGCTAGGTTTGTGTAGGCTGTGTTTAAGTAAAATTCGCCTATTGAGCCATTAAAAGGGGAAGCCCCATCTGATAAATAATATAAAGCTGTTGCATTTGTTAGCTCAATGTTATCGTCAACATAATTATTCCAAGTTACAACAGCGTCCACACCGTTAACTTTGACGTGTCTATTTGAAGTATTAGTCAGATCAAAAGATATTGTAAATGAGTAGCTTTTACCCAAAGTAAGAACTTCACTAGAAGACACTTTCATAATAGTTGAGTTAGCGGAGTTTCTGGCGTTAAGGCTCCAGCCAGTTGGGTTCATCAAAAACCATAGTCGGCTTCCACCGCCCATAATAAACTTTATAAGAAAATTATTAACTCCACCAGTATTAATGGCATTAAAACTTGTGGTAATCTGTTTTGAATCCGCAATACCCGTTAAGCTAGTTCTACTCAAATAATCCGCACTGCCATCAAACGTACTAGCACTACAATTATCCTGATTAGGCCCACGCCCTGATCTAGCCATCACGCCATTCACGGTGAAGTCGCCACCAGTGCCAGCGTTGTAGCCAATGTCCTCTGGGTCATCCAGTGGCATATACATGATTGGGTTCAGCGCAGCCTGACCGTCTGCTGGCTTGCCGTCCTCAGTAATGAACAGGCGGCGGTTGTTTGTAACGCTTAGGTCACGGTAGGTGTAGTCTAGGAAGACGTTAGATAGACGTCCATCAAATTTCCCTGCGGATGAACTTTCAGCGCCAACATAATGCTGATTGTTTGCAAAGGCTAAGTCTGTATTTGTAAATACAGATACTACAAGTGTAGAGTTTGCATCATTTATATATATTTTAGAGTTGGCTTGCGAGGCCATGTCCACTGAAGCTAGTATGTTATACCAAGTATTTCTTGACAATGAGTTTGTAGCACTTGATATATTTAACCGTGATGTACCATCTGTTGGGTAGCTAACAAAAGTTACACTTTCCCCGTTTACATAAACCGCAAACCTAGGCCAGCCAGAGCCTGTATCATTTGAATGATAAATCCTTTGATCGCCGGAAGTACCAGCAATATATACCCACGCACTAAATGTAAAAGTCTTCCCGTCCACAGCCCCCGTCATGTCACTTGATCGGCTTAGGTAATCATTAGTCCCATCAAAGTCAATGGCGGCGGCAAGATCACCGGCAACACTAACACCAGCGGCGGCTTGAACTACGTCTCTTACTGACATTACGCCATCCCCAATCCAAGGACAAAGCCTCTCCAAGTTGTGCCACCGTCTGTGGTAAAGAAGGCTAGGTTGTCAACACCAGCGGCTGTAAGTGTAGGAGCCGTAGCAGCCGCCCAAGTTACACCACTGAAGAATGTCAAGGCAGCAGAGCCACCATTGGTCACTTCAAGCACAAATGCGCTCACTGAGCCACTGGTAGCTATGTTGCTGACAGTTAGCGTTTGAGCGCCTGACAGGGTGTAAGTGAAGTAGTTGCCTAGAGATAGGTCAATAGCGTGTGCAGCCATTGCCACTTTGGTTTCTTTAACACCAGTCAGCGTAGGGGTTGTTGTGGGGGCTACGCCTGTTAACGTATTACCAGCAAAGGTAATAGTCTTATTGGTTAGCGTATTAGTAGACGTAGCGGTAAGGTAATCACCAGCGTCAATTAAATAAGAAAGAGAAGCCCACGCAGTTGTGCCATCACCAATCTTAATCTTACTTGTGTCAGTCTCAGCACCCATCTCGCCTTGAGCAAGAGTAGGGTTAGCTGTAGTCCAGTTAGAAGCGGTGTCCCGACGAATTTGAATCATATCAGCCATTAGCTGTTCCTCCGTTAATTGTTTGTGGTGCTGTGTAAACGCTGTTTGCAAACCCGCCGTCTGCACTGTTAATAATTAGAGTTGTTGTGGGTGCTACTACAATCCATCCTGAGCCTGTATAGACTTTCATGGCGTTAGTTGTAGTGTTAAAGTAAAGTGCTCCAACAATTAAAGCACCACCATCGTTATCTACTGAAGGATCGCTTGTTTTGTTGCCTAAGTAACGATCATCAAAATCGTCATATGAAGCCGCAGCGAGTGTTGCACTTTCAGCGGAGTCTGTAGCACTGGAGGCAGCTTGTGTTTTACTTAAAAGTGCAGCGGCAGCATCGGCAGCTACACCAGCTTCAGCAGCTTCGGCGGCAGTGGCAGAAGCTTCAGCTTCAACAGCAGCGTCTTCTGCTCTTAGCGTTAGTTCTGTAACTTCGTTTAAGGTAATGCCGCTACTAATGTCACCAGCACCTCCTACTCCACGATAAATAGCCATGTTTTCTCCTTGTTAACCTTTGTTGAAAGGCTCTAACAAAAGCCCTTTAACAAAGGAAACCCTCCGAAGAGGGCTCCTTTAGCCTAATTAGGCTGTCATTGCAATTGCAACAGCAGCTTCATCACGCAACTCTTTCACACCGTACAGCATGTCAGAGGTAAACAATGTGCCTAAGTACTCTTGCTTGTACTGAGTCTGTGAGCGTACACCCAACTGCTCAGCCAATACAAAGGCTTCCTTATGGAACATCAGACCAATACGAGCATCGCCAGTGGCAGTCTCGCAGTTGGTAGAGACGTAAACCTTAACGCCATAGACGTTACCGATTTCACCGTTACGGATAGTGTTGTTATTACCAACGTCACCCACAAAAGCTTGCTCAGTGAAACGAGCTAAGCCCATCATCACGTTGCGAGCCACTGGAGGTAGCACCAGCACACGACCATCCATAGGTACGTCTTGGTCATCCATAGTTTGGATAATCTTACGGATACCTGCGTCAGTGATAGCTGACTCGTTACCACCAGTGTACAAAGTAGAGCCATCACCACCGATAACAGCTTTGTCATAAGCAATAGTACCGTTTCCACCTTGAGCGTCACGGCCCAATTGGATAAGATCAGTATCAACTTGCTTAGCCAAAGCGTAACCAGCATCACCCGTGTAAAACTTACGCAGTGAGGCCAAAGCTTGAGCTTCCGTGATGTCTTCAATCATACGGCTGTACTCGTAATGCTTGTTGACCAGCAACAACACTTCACTGTTTGCTGTTTGTTGAATAGTCACAGCAGTAGCTGCGGCCTTTGCAATAGCATCACCACGAGTGGGTTTAGGAATATGGAGAGTATCGCCCTTTTTGCCCTTGAAGGACATCTTAGAAACGAGGTTCGCCATAACGAGGTTTGACTTATAGGCTGCAATGATTTCGTCAGACCACAGTTCTGGGATAAAGGTACCAGCGTTAGCTTTAGTTACAACACTGGTAGAACTACCGGGGTAGGTTTGATTTGCCATGATTATCTTTCATAATGATTATTTAACACGCCCTTCCGCATAAGCATTCATGATTTCTCCAGAAAGCTCTTGATAACGGTCAGGGTTAGTACGCATGAGTTCGATGATGTCGGCTCTGCGATAGGTTTTCTTACTTGCTGTTTCTCCAGACCCTCTGGTTGAACCAGTGGATGCTGTACGAATAGCTTGCTTACGCTCAATCTTCTCAACCGCTTCTGACTGATTTACTACTTGTTTTCTTTCTTTCCAAGTAGATAATAACTCATGGGCTGCGTCAAAGTCGAAATTGCGATCAGCTCGACTAAATAGCTCTTGCCTTACCTTGCTTTTACCAATCCATTCACCAAAGTTACCGTCTTGGATAACTTCAGTAAAATCAGGATGTGCGTTTTTAAGGTTTGCTAATGCTTCTGCCCTCTTTAATTGTCCGTTAAGCTCTTCAGCTTGGCGTACTTTAGGGTGTCGGTCAATAGCTTGTGCAATAGCCTTGTCGGGGTCAGTAAAGAAATCTAACTCATCCTCGACTGTTGGGGCTTGTTGTTGTTGTGAGACGGTTTGGGTTTGTACAAAGTTATCTACAATACGTCGAAGTTCGCCAACTTCACTCCCTTGCTTACCGATAGCGCGTTCGGCCTCTTGATGCATACGGACAATATCTTTAACAGACTTGCCCCTGTATTTATCGGGAATGTCATCGTCTTCTAGGTTTGGCTCTTCGTAAGCTTCCTGTTCTACTTCTTCAACAGAAGTAAATTCTTCTTCATCGTGTAACTCTTGGTCACCCTCGTCCATAAATGTTGCCATTAAACTCTCCGTGCTGATAAGCATTGTGGAATATAACTATGTGCTTATGCTAGTTTCTAGCGGCACTCTTTTGCTCCTGCGCAATCTTTTCATTTCGTTTCCTCTCCCATTGCATTGCTGCTCCGGGAAAGTCGCCAGTCACGCCCTCAAGTTTGACTAGTGGTTTGCTAATGATACGAATTGCAGGTTGACCACACACTTTACAATTGGTTGTTCGGAGTTCCGAATCAATGTAAGCTTCTGATATGTGGTCATCTCCGCAGATAAACTCATAAATGCGTTTAGGCATACTGTTCCTTCTCAAAGTCCTCGTAGCTGTTTTTAATCGCTGACTCGTAAGAAAGAACACGCTGTAACGCTTCTATTTGTCCTCTACGGAACCAGAATTGTTTCTCGTCTGGGATGGTAGTAATATCCTGAAGTACATCCATATTGTCGGAAATGTCTTCTACATATTGTTTCCAGCCTTTTGAGGCAAACAAATCTAGTAATGTTTCGTAATAATCTTGTAGTTCCTTGTCCA